TTGACCGTGTGTAAGAGTCATGGTGGTGGCACGGCTGCCAGTCTCCGAGCGAGCAAGCGAGCCCAGGTCTCAGACCAGGCAGTGACCTTGTGGGGCATCAGCTCGGAGGCTGGCAGCATCTCTATCGTTGATGAGCTGACCAAGCTCGCGCGGAACAAGCTGACGGACATCCTCGCTCTCCGCATCGAGCTTGGGATTGATCCCGACAAGCACATCGGCACGCTGCTCGAGACCTCTGTCGTGGTGGACTACGACATCGAAGGTACGGTGCAGTCCAAGTCCGGAACGCAGAAGACTCGGACGCGTCGCTCGGGCGTCTCTCCCTGGGTCCAGGAGCTGCACAAGGCAGAGATGGAGTTCCTCCAGATCGCTCGGCTTCTCCACGAGGTCCAAGGTGGCACGGACGAGATCGACACGAAGCGCCTGCGTATCCAGACGGCTCGCGAGACGGCTCGTCTGCTCAAGGCGTTCCCTGGTCTTCCGGTTGACGAGGTTGTCGCCGAGGTCAGTAAGGCTGCATCGTGAGCACGTCGCTTCTGGACTCCGAGTTCAAGGAGTACACGTTCGAAGAGGTCGAGGCTGACTTCACGACGTTCTGCCTGGCGTCCGGCATCCGCGAATCGGCACTTACCGAGGCTCTCACGCTCTCGATGCCCGATGACGCGCTGGACACTCCTCTCGGCTGTGTGGCCTACTCCACGCCTCCTCAGGAAGGGAAGACCACGTGGATCGTCCATTACATCGCCTGGCAGCTCGTCCGGAATCCGTGGCTGAAGGTGGTCTACGCGACGTACAGCCAGGCACGTGCGAACGCGGTCTCTCGGCAGGTCCGAGGGCTGGTGCGGCAGTGGACTCCGCTCGCAGCAGGATCGTCTAACGTCCAGCGCTGGGAGACCAAGGAAGGTGGAGGCCTGCTTGCTGCGGGTCGAGGTTCCGCCATGACAGGCTTCCGCTCTGACTTCACGGTCATCGACGACCCCATCAAGGACATGCAGGAAGCTCAGTCCGAGCTCATCCGCGAAACGACTGTCGACTGGTTCAGCTCCGTGGTGCTCACCCGTATGAGCAACCTGAGCCAGATCGTCGTGATCTGTACCCGCTGGCACAAGGACGACCTCATCGCTCACGTGGTGAAGTCCTTGGACGCGGAGTACATCAATATCCCCGCACAGGCATCGCATGACGACGATGTTCTGGATCGCAAGATCGGGGAATGGCTCCCGTCAGTGCAGAACCGCTCTGAGAAGTCCTGGCAGCTCATCAAGGCCGCTGTCGGTACTTACGTGTGGCAGGCACTCTATCAGGGTGACCCTCAGGTCACTGGCGGGAGCTACCTTAACGTCGACAAGATCGATGTCATCCCGGCCGAGTCGGTCATCTACCAGGATCAGCGCACAGGGAGCTTCCTCACGCTGGACCGCGCTCTGGTCATCCAGTCCTGGGACCTTACCTTCGGCGACATCGACACTACCGGCAAGCGTCGCAAGACAGACGGCTCGTATGTGGCCGGTCACGTGTACGCTGTCATCGGTGGCACCAAGTGGATCCTCGTGGATCGCGTGCATGAGCGGCTCACCTTCACTGAGTCGGTGTCTGCCGTGCTGCGGATGAGTGCCAAGTGGCCCCAGACGAGCCGCATCTACGTCGAGAAGAAGGCGAACGGGGCAGCCATGCTGAACACCCTTCGCAAGAGGGCCGCGCTGATCAAGCCGGTCGAGCCAGGCGGCAGCAAGGAAGTCCGAGCGCTGGCAGCTCAGCCCACGGTGGATCAGGGCAACGTCGCTTGGCTGGACACGGTCTACGACGAGCGCATGGCCCAGGAGTTCAGGGACTTCCCCTTCGGCAAGCATGACGACGATGTCGACGCGTTCACCCAGGCCGTCAACAACGGCAAGCAGGACTACTTCCGCATGGGCAGCTAGCCCCAGGCCACACACAGAAAGGATCAGGCCATGACCGAGATGAACAAGCTCCAGTCGCATCTGCTTCTCCAGAAGAGCCCGACGTACACGTCGTACTACAACGGCAAGATGTCGTTCAAGCTGGCCGGTGCGGCCTGGAACACCTACGTCGAGGAAGCGTTCCCCGGCCTCAAGGACCAGAACACCAGCGAGAACATCTTCAAGGCGGTGATCGACCTCTACGCCGAGAGCCTGATCCCCATGCCCGAGGAGCTGAAGCCCTTCGCCCAGACCCTCGTGCCCCTGCTCTGCCGTGGAGCGGCTCCTGTCCTGGTGCTGCGGGATGGCACGGCCAGCTTCCCCGAGCACTTCGAGATGATGAGCGACGGCAGCTTCAGCATCGCAGCCATCTTCACGCGGAACCTCAAGGAGATGCAGGACAACGTCGTCTTCGCTGACAGCGACGGCAACACCAGCCTCTACAAGAAGGACATCCCCGAGGACTTCGGCCCTGCCACGACCGAGGGCTACCAGCACCACGAGGACACCACGGGCAACACGCTCTTCCGCTTCGCCCTGGACGACAAGGGCTTCGGGGCAACCCTGGCAGCACTTCAGGACCGCTTCAACCACTCGATCCTGGACCAGACCGTGGTGGCCGAGATGTACGCTCGTCCCTTCTGGTACCTGCTGAACGTCGAGATGCCTCCCGTGAACCCCTTCCTGCCTGCCACCAAGGACGCAGTCGACGAGGCCCTCAAGGAGCGCAAGGACAGCTCGGCACCCCGCATCTTCACCAGCAGCAGCGAGGGTCCCTTCGGCCAGCTCGAGCCTCCCACCATCGGGGACATGATCGCCTACCACGACAGCATCGTGGACAAGGTGCCTCAGTCCTTCGGCATCCCGGCTCACTACTTCAAGCCTGGCAGCGGTGTCCCGCCGACTGGTGTGGCCCTGAAGGTCCTGACGAAGCGCTTCTCGACCAAGGTCAGCCGCATGCGCGACGACATCCTGCCTACCCTCGAGGACCTGGCAGACCTGCTCGGTGTCGAGAAGACCAAGGAGGTCATCGAGCCGACGGGCCACAAGGACGAGCAGGCCGAGAGCCAGACCCCCGAGGGCGAGGTCATCGAGGTCCAGGAGGAGGAGCCGGAGGTGACCATGGAGTACGAGTTCTGGGGCGAGTCCGACGACCTGCTCCAGGAGGCCCTGGACGCTCACGGTGTCGCGCTCACGACGATGGGCTACCCGCTCAAGTACATCGCCTCTGTTGTGACGCCTGGGGTCGACCTGGACGACTACGAGGACGACTCCCTCGGCGAGCCTGTCCCTCCCTTCGAGGAAGGTGCTCCCACGGACATGACCGCGATGGGCCAGCCTGGCCTCGTGCCCACGGCCACCCAGGTTCAGAACTACGAGCAGAACCCCGGCCAGCGGAAGCGGGGCTGATCTAGATGGCTACCGTTCCCACCGGCAAGCTCGAGCGAGAGCTGCGCAAGCTGTACGTGAGCTGGGTGATGGGTCTGTCGCGTCACGAGGGTGACATGGAGGCCTACATCGAGTCCTTCCGCGTACGCTCGCAGCGCCTCATCGCTCGGCTCGGTGGGGACGTAGCCCGTCTGGGGGTCTACCTCGCGGACTTCCCTGCCCCTCGGGAGCTGGAGCTGTCGCCCTACGCAGGCAAGATCTACGACGAGATGCAGCTCGCAGCCATCCGGGCTAGTGTGGCCTCGGGGCTGAACGCCAAGGACGCTGCGAGGGCCATGCTGCGGGCAGGACTGGAGCGGAGCTATCACAAGCTCGTCCGCCTGGCTCGCACAGAGACCGTCTCGGCCTACTGGAAGAACCAGTGGGACAGCACCCGAGGCCTGGACCTGGTCCTGCTCTGGAGCGTCGAGTTCGGCCCGAGGACCTGTGCCTGGTGCAAGGCTAGGGACGGGATGGTCGTGGAGCACTCCAACATCCGTGACCACCCGAACGGCCGATGCACCCTGGCCCCGACCTTGCCTAGCAGGGTCAACTACAAGGGGTCGCTGGACCCTGACGGCAACATCTACTACGACCCGAACTGGGTCCGCACGCATTCTCAGGTCAGACCTGGGGAGGCCTTGACGCAAGTCTAGCAACGCTAGGCGACGCGCCGAGGGGAGAACAGGTGTTTGCGTCCGCAGGCATCATACGCTAAACTACAGGAAGGGAAGGCGAAATGCCTACCGAACAGCAGGAAAACGGCACCACCGACGAAACGTCGGGTCAGGAGCCGCAGGAACAGCAGCAGCAGGGCACCACTCCCGAAACGGGAGCCAACGGAGGCCAGCAGCAGCAGTCCGAACCTCAGGAGCCGGTCAAGCTCCCGGACGACCACCCTCTGGTCAAGTCCCTCGGTGCCTACAAGGGCCAGATCGCCACTCTCAAGTCGGAGATGGCCGAGCTGCGTGCCAAGTCGGGTCAGGTGACTAAGCTCGAGGAGGAGTTGGGCAAGCGCCCGACCACGGAAGCCCTGGAGACGCTCCAGACGCGCTACGACCGGCTCGAGTCCTTCCTCCTGGAAGCAGGCGGACCCATCTCCAAGGCGCTCGACAGCCGTACCTTCACCAAGGACCTGTTCGAGACCGACAAGGATGTGGCCGACCTCGTGAAGGACTGGCACAAGGCGAACCCCTCCGCCACGTCCTCGGCCCTCAGCACGGGAGCCGCAGGCGAGGCAGGCAAGGGCAAGCACGACCCCAACGAACTCATCCGCGCAGCATTCCGCGGAACGAAGTAGCCTCAACACGGCCCTCGGGCCAGAAAGGAGTCAGTTCAAATGGCTGACATCTCCCGGGCCGATGCACTGGCCCTCCTGGCGACCCAGGAACTCGATTCGATCATCAAGCCGGAGACCTCCGGTTCGGCCGCGCTCGCCGCGTTCCGTTCCATCCGGATGTCGGCAGGCACGGTCTCGATGCCCGTCCTCGCGGCCCTCCCGACCGCTGGCTGGGTGACGGACGACACGTCCGGCGCGGCCACGGGCACCAAGCCCACGTCGAAGGTCTCCTGGACCGGCAAGAACCTCGTCGCGGAGGAGATCGCGGTGATCGTGCCCGTGCACGAGAACACCATCGCGGACAGCCGCTTCGACATCTGGGGCGAGGTCCGCCCGCTGGTGTCGCAGGAGTTCGGCCGCGTGCTCGACGAGGCGGTCTTCTTCGGCGTCAACAAGCCCGCGACCTGGCTCGACCCGGCCCTGGTGCCCGGTGCGATCGCCGCAGGCAACACCATCGCCGACGGCACCGGCATCGACCTCGCCGACGACATCAACGAGGCCTTCGGCTTCGTCGAGGACGACGAGTTCGACGTCAACGTGGCCTTCACCGGTCGCTTCCTGCGTCGCCGCCTGCGGGGTCTCCGTGACGCCGACAACGCGCCGATCTACCTCGACGGTGTCCGCTCGGACAACCGGACCGCGGAGATCTACGGCCAGGACCTGATGTACGTCGGGAACCGGTCGTGGGACCGCGACGAGGCCGTCCTCCTGGCGGGCGACCGCTCGAAGGTGCTGCTCGGCATCCGTGAGGATGTCCAGGTCAAGCTCCTGACGGAGGCCACCATCGGCGGCATCAACCTCGCCGAGAAGGACATGGTCGCGCTTCGCTTCAAGTTCCGTGTGGCCTACTCGACCGCCTTCTCGACCGCTGGCGGCGAGGTCACGGACTACCCGTTCGCCGTCATCACGCCGGACGTGACCCCGTGAGCCTGACGCAGTCCCAGTGGGACGCCCAGCGTCGCGAGGCCAAGGAGCGGGCAGCGGCGGAGTTCGAGGCCAGCAAGACGGCAGCCCTCAAGCGACTCGTCGACGAGCGGGGCGAAGCCAAGGCAGCCGAACTCGCCGGTGCGAACGCGATCAAGGCAGTGAAGGCCGCTTCGGCCGTCGAAGCCACCGAGGTCCCGGAAGAGGACAGCGGCCAGGCACCGGACGACCAGTCCGAGTGACAACACCAGAGAGGGGCAGGGTAGGCGGGTCCTGCTCTGCCCCTCTTGTCAGATAGAAGGAGATGATCCAGATGGCATGCACCGACTGCGACGACAAGCAGCAGGAGCCGTTCTCGGAGACCGAGGGCGAAGGCACCGTCGACACCCAGGAGACCCCCAGCGAGGTCTACGACCACGCCGAGCACTTCGGTCCGCCCGAGGCCTGACCCCAGGCCACACAAGGAGATGACACCCATGGACGAGCTGAACGCGCTCCTGCAGAACCTCCCCGGCTACGCGCTCCTAACGGAGACGATGAAGCAGGCGGCTCTCAATGGCGCACAGGTCCCCGACAGCTTCGGCATCTGGCCGGGTGAAGAGGGCTACGAGCCGACGTATGACGTCTACTTCGCTGCTCTCACGCTGCTCGGGTACCTGATGGCTCAGCCTGTGGTACGTCAGACCTCCAGCGAGGGCACTTCGGTCGCCGTCGATGCACCCGACTGGAGTGCCCTCGCAGCCTACTACCGCTCGCAGAGCGTCATCTGCAACGCGACAGGGAACGGTGTTCTCCAGCGCGTCACGATCCCCGACGTGGCTCACGTCCGTCGCACGAACATGGAAGGATACGGTCATGGTTACGGCGATGTCGACACAGACCTTAGCTGAATCCTCCCGCCTGCTGGAGCTGGTCCTGATGGACTCCCTTCAGCTCCTCGACGTGGGCGACCCCATCACCGTGGGACACAACGTCACTCGCAGCCTGACCCCCGTGGGAGACCCGATCCCCGGCCTGGTCCAGACGACCACCCTGCAGAACGCAGTGGAGTCTCGGGTCGAGTCGGTGTACTCCATCAAGGTCCGTCAGGGCACACAGATTTCCGCAGGGCAGGCCGTCAGGGTCGTCTCCTGCGTCCAGGAGCCCAGCCTCGTCGGCAAGGTGCTCCTCCTCGACAAGATCAGCCAGAACGGTCTCGCCCTGCTCCGCAAGGGTGTGGCCACCGACGCGACCGTCGTCAACCAGGAAGGGAAGGAGGCGATCTCCGCATGAGCATCACGATGGGGCAGCTCGCCTCCCGCTACGCGAAGGCCTCCGGCAAGCCTGTCGGCAGCACCGAGCTTCGCCGTCTCGCCCAGGTCGGCGTCGGCATCATGAAGAAGGAAATCCAGAACGTCCACGCGGTGGACACCGGCACGATGCTGAACAGCACCACGGCCGAGACCGCAGGCAAGGACACCTACCTCATCGGCCCGACCGTCAACTACGCGGTGTATGTGGCTCGGGGAACCTCCCGGATGACCGCCCGACCCTTCGACCTCATCGCCGCCAAGGTGCTGCGGAGCCAGGTCTCCGACATGGGCTTCGACCCGGACAGTCTGGGGATCTGATCATGGTCGGCATGAGCGACATCAGCAACGTGGTCCGGGCAGCGGGCATCACCGTCTACGACGGATACGCTCCCACGAACGCGAAGGTTCCCTACGTGGTGAACCGGCCTCTGATCATCGATCACGAGAACGTCGCTCTCAACGGTGCGGCCCTGGACTGGGACAATCAGTTTGCGCTCTACGCAGCAGGCGGGAGTGTCGAGGCCAGCTTCAATCTTGCCAAGGACGTCATCATCGCAGCCCAGGGCAAGCGGGTCGCGGGGTCCACCCTCGACACATCCATGGGATACGTGGGAGCCGCAGTCGAAGGCCACTACGAGTCCCAGATCACCATCCAGCTCGGCACAGGAGGAATCTCATGAGCGACATCAAGCCCAGCTCCCACGGCATCGTCGTGGAGCACAAGGAGAACGGCACCCACTACGCCATCTCCGACAAGAACTACAACTCGAAGGTCCACCGCAAGGTGCGCGACCTGAAGGCAGGCGAGTCGGTGCGGTCGTACGTGCCCCGCAAGCCCGAGCCCATCTCCGAGGTCGTCGCCCAGGCGACCCCGGCCACCCAGGGACCCAAGCCGGGTTCCGACGGAAAGTAGAAAGGAAGGGACATGGCACCCCTCACTCAGTGGAACCCGGCGACGCAGATCAGCCGGGGCAACGTCGCGGTTGGTGTGGCCCCGGTGGTCATCGACATCAACTCGCCGCTCCTGGCTGAGATCGACGCAGGCATCGGCCTGGACTGCTCGATCACGACCATGAACGGCACGTCCAGCACGGACAGCGAGTCGATCGACTGGCTGTGCGACCCCGAGTCGGAGCAGCTCCCGGGCAGCACGACTCACTCCATCGATGACCTTCTCATCAAGGCCACGGGCCAGGAGGACGAAGACCTCATCAACGGCCTCAACATCGGCGATGTCGTCTACATCTGGCGTCGCGATGGCCTCCCCCACGAGACGGCTCCGGCTGTCGGTCAGTTCCTGTGGGTCTGGAAGGCCATCATCACCTCGATCGACCCCGCGGAGGCGAACAACACGTTCGTCGCGATCACGGCACACGTGACTGTGCTGGCCCGTTCCCAGAAGCCGGTTGCCATCGCGGCAGCATAACCCGGCCACACTCAAGGAGGACACAGAAATGACATTCAGCAGCTACGAAGAGCTCATGCAGGCAGTCGAGGAGCGTCGCCAGGACGTGCTCACCCTCGAGGTCGACCTCGGTGCCAAGTACTCCCCGGAGTTCGAGGCAGCCAAGCAGGAGCTCCTTCAGGCGAAGGCCATGAGCACCATCGCCGGGGGTTTCCTCAGCGACAACATCCAGGCTCTCGAGGACAAGGTGGAGGCTCTCCGCCCGCAGGCTCGGAGCGTCTGGGTGCAGTACTCGAAGCTGGAGCTGGCGGAGTGGGGCATGCTCATGAAGCAGTCCAACCTCACCCCGCTGGAGCAGTACGAGAAGGTGCTCCCGAAGGTGTTCCTCGGCCTGTACGGCCAGGACCCCGTCGAGCCGGAAGACTGGGAGGAGACCCACGATGAAGTGTGGGTCAAGCCCGAGCCGCTGGTGACGACTGGCGCTTCTGTGTCCTCCAAGGGAGGCCCGCAGGCCATCATCGGTGGGGCACAGCTCCACTCGCTGGTCACGGCCTTCATGAGCTGGCAGAACTCGTCGGGCGATGTCACGATCCGCCCTACGAAATCGGGCCGCGTCTAGCACTCCTGCTGGACATGGCCCTGGTGTCGGGACGGTCCCCGGTTCGCCTCCTTGACGAGGACCGGCCCGACACCTGGACAGAGATAGACCTCGAGGTCGTCTCTCAGTGGAAGAGCCTCAAGGAGACTAAGTGCCCCGGATGTGGGAGACCCCTCAGCCAGCACTTGCATAACTCAAGACTCGGTCGGGAAGAGACAGTCGAAGACTACACGGCCTGGAGCCTCGACTGCCCCGCGATGCAGGCTATCGCACACGGGCAGGAGATGTGGAGGAACCAGAACAAGGGTGCCATCGACTCTCACATGAAGGGCAGCGGCCCTGATCCCGGGATGGGGATCTACTGGCTCTCCCAGGGCCAGGGTGAACGACTCCCGACCCCCGAGTAACCTCAGCGCAGAAAGGAGACGACAATGGCAGCTGATAACGACGTCCGGATCAAGCTCTCGCTTGACGGAGCCAGCGATGTCCAGAAGGGACTCGCCGGTGTCGGTGACGAAGCTGGCAAGGCCGACTCCAAGCTGGGTGGCATGGTCAGTGGCGGACTCAAGGGTGCTGGTGTGGCCCTGGCTGGGTTCGCCACTGCCGCTGTCGCAGCGGGCGGAGCGCTGACCGCAGGCGTGGTCAACGCGTACGCTCAGTACGAGCAGAACATCGGCGGCATCGAGACCATGTTCGGTGCTGCGTCAGGCAAGATGCAGCAGTACGCAGCAGACGCCTACAAGACCGCTGGCCTGAGTGCCAACGAGTACATGTCGCAGGTCACGAGCTTCTCCGCAGCGCTCCTCCAGGGCCTCGGGGGAGACACCGCCAAGGCAGCAGATGTCGCCGACAAGGCGATGGTCGACATGAGCGACAACGCTTCCAAGTTCGGCTCGAACATCGGCGACATCCAGAACGCTTACCAGGGCTTCGCGAAGCAGAACTTCACGATGCTCGACAACCTCAAGCTCGGCTACGGGGGCACGCGTGAGGAGATGGCCCGCCTCATCAACGACTCTGGCGTGATGGGCGACACCTTCACGGCCACGGCCAGCAACCTTGACGAAGTCTCCTTCGACAAGATCATCGAGGGTATCCACGTCGTACAGACCGAGATGGGCATCGCTGGCACGACCGCCAAGGAAGCCACCGAGACCATCAGCGGTTCCGTCGGCATGCTCAAGGGTGCCTTCGACAACCTGCTCGTCGGCCTGGGTAGCGCCGATGCTGATGTGGCCAAGCTGGCAGGCGACGTGATCGACTCGCTGGAGCTGGTCATCACCAACGTCACCCCGGTCATCGAGAACATCGGTGCCAACATCGCCACGCTCGGTCCCAAGCTCGGCGAGATGATGGGGTCGCTGGTGGGTGCTATCGCCTCGGCCATCCCGGCCATGCTGGACGCAGGGGTCGCCCTCATCGGTGGCCTCATCACCGGCATCACCACGTCTCTCCCCAGCCTCATCACCGCGCTCGTGCCTGGTCTGCTCCAGCTCGTGTCCACGCTGGTGGAGCTGGGTCCTCAGCTGATCACCGCAGGCGTGCAGGCCATCGTCGCGCTGGCCCAGGGCATCGCGCAGGCGCTCCCGACCCTGATCCCTCTGTTGCTCAACGGTGTCGTGAGCATGATCGGCGCGCTCATCGGCGCTCTTCCCATGCTCCTCGAGGCAGGCATCCAGCTCCTCCAGGGACTGATGCAGGGCATCCTCACGGCCATCCCTCAGCTTGTGGCCATGCTCCCGACCGTGATCAGCGCCATCGTGAACTTCATCGTGACAGGTGTGCCGATGCTGCTGGACGCAGCGGTTCAGCTCTTCAACGGCATCATCCAGGCCATGCCCACGATCATCGAGCAGGTCGTAGCCGTACTCCCGACGCTGATCGACGCCATCATCAACGCGGTGCTGGGTGCCATCCCGCTCCTCATCGACGCAGGCATCAGCCTCATCACGAGCCTGGTGACCAACCTGCCCGCCATCATCACGGCCATCGTCAACGCGATCCCCAAGATCATCACCTCGCTGATCAGCGCCATCCTGAACAACATCCCGCTGCTGATCAACGCGGGTATCAAGCTCATCACGTCTCTGATCACGGCCCTGCCCCAGATCATCGGCACCATCGTGGGAGCCATCCCGCAGATCATCGGCGGCATCATCAATGCCATCCTTGGTGCGGTGCCCCAGCTCGCACGGGTCGGCCTCCAGCTGATCCAGGGCCTCTGGCGAGGCATCTCGGATGCCGCAGGCTGGCTGATGGGCAAGATCGGCGGGTTCGTCAACAACGTGATGGGCGGCATCAAGAGCTTCTTCGGCATCAAGTCGCCCTCTCGCCGTATGGCGGCTGAGGTCGGCCGTCAGCTCCCGCCTGGCATCGGCGTCGGCGTCGAGGACAACGAGGCCGCAGCACTCGAGCCCATCGAGGCCATGAACAAGAAGATCATGACCGAGGCCACCCTGACCCCGCTCTCGATCAAGTCCTCCGTAGCCCACACCATGACCGCCTCGCCCATGAGCTCGGTTCCGGCCAGCTACACGGCCACACCGACAGGGGCAGCAGGCGCTCAGACGGTCATCATCAGCGGCCCTCTGGTTAGTGTGGCCGAGATGAGCGTCCGGGACGACCGCGACATCCGTACCCTTTCCACCCAGCTCAAGACGGACATGACCCGTGAGCTTCGAGCGCAGGGAGTCCTCGCATGAGCTTCAAGCTCGGTACCTTCGACACCAACGACATCGAGGGGTTCAAGGCCATTCTGACCGAGTGGCCTATGCTCCCGGTCGAGCTTCAGATGGACAGCCTGCCCGCAGGCGACGGAAGCCTGTTCTACCGTGCCCGTATGACGGAGACGGAATGGGTGTTCAACCTCGAGCTGACCGGCACCGACGTGGCAGACGTGCTGGCCACGGCCAACCTCATCTCGGCTCAGCTGAACCCGCTGCTCCAGGGTGGCCCGCAGGACTTCACCCCGAACGCCATGGACCCGTTCATCTGGCAGGGTGTCCTTGGAGCGCCCATCAACTGGGAGAGGGACAAGGTCATCTGGTTCGCCCAGGACGGGGTCTGCCGCCTGGTCGGCAGCGCAACCGTAACCACGCCCAACCCCTACGGGTACGCTGTTGGCGAGCCAGTGGTCCTCTCAGGCGACGGGGAGCTGGACCTGGTCGGCAGCGGCAACACCACGTTTTACCCTGTGCTTGAGTTCCGCGGAGTTTTGTCGGCCGCGCAGACCCTTTCGGTCGGCTCAGTTGAGGTATCCGGACCGCTGACCGCAGCACAGACCCTGGTGCTCGACTTCGAGGCCATGGACTTCTACATCAAGACCACAGCGACCGGGGCACGTGTCCGTAACGTGGCCGACCGCTTCATCACCTTCGAGCGCCTTGAGGGTGTCGCACTGTCCCTGCCCGTGAGCATCTCCGGTGGCACCTTCACCGAGATCAAGGGCACCGTACCCTCGAGGAGAATCTGATGGCTGAGTACTCTCGCGCCACCAGTCGGGGTGACTGGACTGGCGAATGGGACCCGGATGCAGTTACTCAGGTGCTGCTCCGGATGGACTCGTTCGTCGGCTCTGAGATCGACCGACCCACGCCTGACGCATCCGGCAAGGACCGTGCTGCGACCGTCATCAAGTACGGAGGCACGTCGGCTGTCGCCGTGGCTGACCGCTGGGGCACCGGCCTGCGGATCAACAACCTCGGGGTCTCCGAGCAGTCGTACGTCCACGTCGAGAACGAGGGAGCGCTCTGGCCGACCTCCGGCTCGGTCATGGTCGGTGCCTGGTACAACGGCAAGAACACTGAGCAGTGGTCCCCCGTGGTCTCTACCCGTGGTGGCGCTGAGGCTCCCCTGTTCCACCTGACCGTCAACCACTCCGCCGGTCCCAACGACCTGGTCAACTACCGCTTCTACAACAACGCAGGCGCTGAGGTTGTCAACAGCTACCTCTCCGGCTTCCAGATCACTCCCAACGAGTGGTTCTGGATCGGTGCGGTCATGGACGTCACGCTCGGCACGTGGTCGGTCTACGCGGTCAAGCTCAGCGACGGCAGTATGGCATCCGCCTCTGGTGTGGCCAGCCTGAACAACGCTTGCACGGCGGACCTGGTCGCGGGCTTCGGTCCGGCAGGCTTCTACACGCAGGGTATCCTGGACGAGGTCCTGGTCGTCTCGCCGTTCTCCGGCAACGCAGGCCAGTGGGCTCTCCGGAACCGTCTCGCCAACGGTGCCCTGGAGGCCACGGGTACCGACACCACCACGATCTCCGGCCGTGCCAGCGTTCGCCCCACGGCGACCCTCCCGGTCGTCCTCCAGTCGCGCGCCATGCCCGCAGCATGGGGCACCGACATCCCTCAGCTCGGCGTCAACGGGCTGGGTGCGACCGTCCGCTACCGCACGAGCAACAACCTGACAGCCTGGTCGGCGTGGAAGAACGCGTCCGACATCACGACCGAGCCGAACGCGGCATGGATCCAGTACGAGGTGACCCTGTCCGCCCTGGACAGCTACATCGATGAGATCCTGCTCAGCACGGCTCCCCCGGCGACCCCTCCCCTGCCCAGCACCCTCCCGGTCGAGCCGTTCTCCCTCGACCCGCTGCTGGCCATCCCCAGCGGGGGAGGGGTCTTCTTCCAGGACAAGCTCCTGAAGTGCAAGACCTTCGACAACAGCTCCAACGAGAGCACCCTCACGTTCGCCGTGTCGTGGGCCGATCCCAAGGCCACACTGATCGAGGCAGAGATGCCCATCATGTTCAAGGGCCGTCGGTATGTGGCCCGAGCAGTCACGACCACCAAGGAGCGCGGCAAGGCCGTCACGGAGGTCTACGCAGAGCGCCTCTGGTACGACCTCCTGTACGCAGGCGAGATTCCTGCGCAGACCTGGAACGTGAGCGCCTTCGACGCGATCTCCAGCGTGCTGGCCGGTACCGACTGGTACGTCGGACAGGTCGACCCGGTAGGCATCCTCGGCTGGGAGAGCGACAAGGGCACGGTCCTCGGCACCCTCCAGCAGATCGCCAAGATCTATGGGGGTGACCTGGTCTTCGACGACAAGAACAAGTTCGTCCACCTGCTGGATCAGGGTGGTCGTGACCGTGGCACCTACTTCGACTACGTCAAGGGCATCACGTCGGCCAGCAAGCGGGAGGACACGACCAGCCTGGTCACCCGCATCTACGGTGTGAACGCCGATGGCCTGACCATCGCCCCTGCCAACGAGGGTGTCCCCTACGTGGAGGACTTCACGTGGACCACCGAGGTTCGTGAAAGCACCTACGACTTCAAGTCGGGCATGACCCCGCAGGCCATGATGAGGTTCCTGACCGCGTTCATCGCGCAGCGTGCCAAGCCGAACATCAGCTACGAGTACAAGGTGGCAGGCCTCGTAGACCGGGTGGACGAGATCGACCGGTTCGAAGTGCTGGACGTGGTGTTCGTCATGGACGAGGACTACGCTCAGTCGGTCAAGAACCGCGTGGTCCAGCTCGAGATCGACTACGTAGACCTCCGCAACAGCACGATCACCCTGGCGAACAAGCTCCGCAGCCTGGCCTCGAGCGACGACTCCAGCGACCCCGGTGCCCTGACCACGGGGCAGACCATTGACACCCGTGACATCTACCCGTTCAACCTGCTGCTGAACAGCCGTGGCGACAACGGGATGGCGCACTGGGCAGGCTCTGGGGTCAGCGTCGTGGAAGGCGGGGCAACCGGTCGGTACAGCTTCGCCTTCGGGGCAGGCGGCGGAACCCTTCAGCAGACCGTCACCAGCGACAACCGGGACAGCTTCGTCTTCTCCGCCCAGATCGATGCACCTACCGAGGCAGCGGTGCAGATCGAGGTGACCTTCCAGTACACCGACGGCACTACCGAGACCCAGACCCTGGAGCTGTGATGATCCGTCGAGTGCAGATCGCGAACCCTGCGAACTACAAGCAGACTCTCACCATCATGGTGAAGGTGACCACGTCGGACCCGTCCGTAGAGGTCACCGATCTGCTGTTCCAGCCTGGCACGACGGCGACCGGATGGGTGCCTGCGATCAGCGAGATGCCCTGGACCACGGGGGTCGTGTCGTGAGCTTCCTGCGCACCTTCGGTCAGCTGAAGCCCTCCAAACCGGTGCTTGGTGTGGCCGTGAAGATCACGACAGCCTCCGACGCCAAGGTCACCGACATCCAGCTCAACCCTGGCTCCAGCCTGTTCTCCTGGTCGCCTATGGTGGCCGACCTGGGGCTGGTCTCGGCTCCCCGCTGGCGCTTCGTCAACGGCATGATCCAGTCAGACTACGACACGTGGATCGCTAGCGACGAGGACATTGCCAGCCCGTACCGGGGCGAATTTTACCCGGTCGGTCCCCAGGAGGTAAAGTGGGGTTTGCTGCACTTCGGTGAAGTCAGCTCAAAGACGAGCTTCGACGGGACCGACTACAGCATCACCGCAGGGGCAGGCATCACGCCTCACCTGACGGCCAGGGCCGACCAGCGGCTGGACCTGGTCACGACAGGGCTCATGAGCGCCATCGTAGGCGTGAAGGGCATCAGTGTCGCCCCTGGCAACCCAGCACGTACCGACCTCGGTAGCGTGACCGCAGCGCACCCTCAGGGATGGAACAGGGTGTGGGCATTCCACGACACGTGGAGTGACGTACTCGCAGAACATGGAGCCTGGTAATGCCTCTCGTAGAGCCTGATGCACCGGACTACGGTCCGCAGACGTTCACTGACCTCGCCGATGCCCTGGCCACACTGTACGCGAACGACGAGTTCCTCAAGGGCCTCATCGACGACATCGACCCGACCCCGACGGTCACCAAGGCGAACCTGAGCCTCGCAGCAGGCTACGGCAACAACTCCGCCTATGTCACTACCCGCGCGGTCAAGACTGGCCAGCAGGTCACCCTCGAGTGTGGCGTGATCACCTGCCCTGCGTCGTTCGCAGCAGGCACGTACAACACTCTCGGCACTGTGCCTGTCGGTTACCGGCCTGCCGACGGGAAGCACCGCATGGGAGTCGGCGCGCTCTTCACCAGCACGGCCATCGTCCCCGTCCAGTACCGGATCAACGGCTCGGACGGGTCCATCAACTTCTACTCGGTGCCCGCTGTCACGGGTGCTACGTACATCATCCTCTCCCCTATCAACTGGGACACGGTGGCGTGATGGGGCACCGCGTAACCCTCTGGCACAGCAACCAGACTGTGCGTACTGAAGGCGTTCTCGACAAGTACGGGGACGCGATTGACGACGTGCTGCTGGTGGCCTACGAGCTGCGAACGACCGGCCTGGTGAACCTCAACATCCAGAACACGGTCGAGGCTGTCCGTGCCAAGTGGCCGAACATCCAGTGGTGGCTGACCATCCAGTGCTTCTCTAGCGCGGCCTGGAAGATGCTGAACACGGACGCTACCTTCCGGGCCAGCATCCTGTCTCAGCTGGCTGCGATCTACGGCACCTACCCGTGGATCACTGGGGTCGACCTCGACGCTGAGGGCTTCGGCTCCAACATGACCGTCGGGGAGGCATACGCGGGATACACGACCCTCGGGGACCACGCTCGCACCTTCGGCCTCAAGGTCAGCGCGGCTCTGCCCGCAGCAACCGAAGGCAACTTCAGCATCGGTGGGGAGAACTGGCTCGACTACGAGCTGTTCGGCGCGTACCTCGATCGTGTGGCCATCATGACCTACGACTTCGCCTGGTCGGGGAGTGCCCCTGGCCCGATCGCACCCCGCTTCTGGATCCAGCAGGTGTACGACTGGACCGTCTCTGTCATCGACCCCGACAAGGTGCTGATGGGCATCCCGGCCTACGGGCAGAACTGGAGCATCCACTGTCCTGTGGAGGAGCTTCCGGGCTGGCCTGGCTGGCCGTACCGTGGCAACTCTGGAGCGTACTACTGGTTCTGGTACATGACCACGGGGGTCTGGGGACCGATGGCTGGGGATGACGACCCGGTGGACTGGGACCAGACTCGGGCCAGCTGGCTCGTTTTTCGCGACAAGGAGACCAATTCTCCCTTCACCCTGATTGGGTGCTACTGGTGGGCTACGGCGATCCAGCGGACCGGCAACAGCGGCATGGAGCTCGGTGAGTTCAACGGCCGGAGCTACTTCACCCGTTACGGGCAGGCCGCAGCAGACCCGGTAGGCGGCATGGCTGACCAGACGGTCGGCACGCAGCACGTCACGCACACGGTCCGCCCCATCCAGGTGATCGACTCCAACGGTCAGTGGGCCAACAACGACGTGCACAACATCACGATCGAGGTTCTCCAGCGCGACCCGCAGTCGGCTACCATCATGGACGATGACTGTGCTACCGCAGGCACCCTCGGTATCTACTACAACGAGGCAGGCGGAGCCGACTGGACGCACTGGCGTCAGGGAGACCCGCTGCTCAACCCGCGTACCTACGGTCAGTTCCGCGTCGGCGGTGCTGGTCGCCTGTCGCTGACCAACATCGACGCAGGCGGCGAGTTCCACGTGCAGGGCCGCTTCCAGCTCCCGTCGGCAGGCGGTCGCGCAGGCGTCTTCCACGGCTCCTACGAGGCTACCGTGGACCAGTGGGGCACGCTCATCCTGAGCCGCAACGGCACGACCCTGGCAACGACCTCTGTCTCTGCTCCTGGCCTCAGCGCGAACCCCGGCTCCGGCCGTGCGGTCATCGGTCTGCGGGTACGCGGGCAGCACGCTCGGGTGTACTACAGCCGGACCGAGGTTGACGTGCCTCTCGTCCTGGAGTACAACGATCCCTCGTATGTGACCGGACGCAGCGGTATGGTCAGCATGAGCGGAGCCGCCTGGTTCGACCACGTTCGCTGGGGAGATGCCTGGTGGTACAACCCTCGTGAGGCTGTAGACGTGCAGGTCGGCCCGTTCATGTTCTACGACGTGGGCCGCATCCCCCGCAGCAACGTCACCTGGGATGGCTTCAACCGCTTCCGGGTGAACACCGACGTGGAGGAGCGCACCACTCGCACCAAGTCGATCTCCAACGACTGGGCATACATCCATCTCAAGGGTGTCGGCATCGCCGCTGGCACGACTCGAGACGTCAAGTTCATCCCCCGCGACATTGACTGCTGGATCGGCACGGTGTACCTGTGCGACCCGCAGGGCACGAGCCTGTCGCACTACGCCGACGCCGAGTACATGGCGCACAGCAGAGACCTCGCTCACGACGAGTGGGGTCTGGCTGGTGTGGCCGTGTGGAGGCTCGGGCAGGAGGATGTAAGGTTCTGGGAACGGATCAAGAGTGGCCGTCTGGACCCGGCAAGCAGGATCCCCATCCTGTAATCAAGGCCACACCAAGAAGGAGAATCATCATGACCGATCTCGCAAATCACCCCGGCTTCTGGCTGAGGGACGACGCAGCCAAGGCGTTCGACGCCTGGGAGGCCAAGTACGGCAAGCGCAAGCTCAACAGCGCAGGCCGCAGCAAGTCCTCGCAGCAGGAGCTCATCAACCGCTGGCACAAGGGTGGACCGGCGAACCGTCCCCCGTACCTGTACCGTCCGGCCGAGCCTGCCGAGACCAGCCCTCACGTCATCGACGGTGGCATCGCGGTCGACCTCGCGGATTGGCAGGAGGCGAAGAAGACCTCCGAGGAGTTCGGCTTCCACTGGTACGGCGACGGCGACGTGGTCCACTTCAACTTCCGGGGCTGGGACGGCAACTCGTCCAAGCGCGGAGGCTACCAGGACGGCACCGTCGAGCTCAAGCGCTTCCAGGAGAAGCTCATCCGCATGGGCCACGACCTCGGCCCGACCGGCGCTGACGCGGTCTTCGGTCCGCGCACGAAGGCGGCAACCCTCCACGAGCAGGGCATGGCCGAGAAGAACGGCTACCCCGGCGGAGCGGTCTCCGACGACGGCCTCCCCGGCCCTCAGACCGAGGCTTACCTCGACTGGTGGCTGGTCGGTCGGCACGCAGCTCGCCCCAGCAGCAAGTCCGCTGGTGAGCTGACCTACGCCGACATCCAGGCGGCTCTGCGTCGCCACGGGTACGACCTGGTCGTGGACAACATCTGGGGTCCCAAGTCGTCCGCAGCGCTGGCCGACTTCCAGCGCAAGAACGGTCTCAAGGTCGACCGCCTGGTCGGCCCGCTGACCTGGGACAAGCTCAACCGCTGATCCACCGAGTAAGTACCTCCAGGGAAGGAGCCTCATGCTGGAGGCAGTCAAGACGATCATCGACTCGCTGATGCCCTTGTTCGTCGCAGTGGTCACCGTCTACGGTGGCGTCATGGTAGCCAAGCTGAACCGCGTGCAGAAGCAGACCCAGGCCACGAACGCCAAGGTCGAGCAGGTCCAGAACGACATCATCACGAACCACGGCAGCAAGAACATCGGCGATGCAATAGATCGCCTTACCACTCATGTGAATGTCATGAGTGACAATCAGGACGACCTGATCAGGACGGTGAAGGGCATGCAGTCTCGAGATGAGGCGCTCGAGGCTCGGGTCAACGCGGTGGATCACATCCTCGCACGGCTCGGGCACGTGCCTGCCCCTCACCGTTCGGTCGGTCTCTTCAGGTTCATCAAAAGGAAGTAGAAACATGGATATCGCCATCACGCTCGCAACCATCCCGGCCATCATCGCCGTCGTCACGCTCGCCAAGGACCTCGGTCTCCGCAGCACGTTCGCCCCGCTCCTCGCCATCGTGCTTGGTGTGGCCTTCGCGCTCTTCGACCTGTTCTCGGTCGGCTCCATCATCGGCACCCAGACCATCCTGCAGGCCATCGCCGCTGGCGTCCTGCTGGGTCTCTCGGCCGCTGGCCTGTACGACGGGGCACGGGCCATCGGCAGCAAGACGCCTGCGGCCACGGTGGTCGTGGAGGAGGACGTGGCAACCAAGCCCACGACCCGTTCCCAGGCCGACACGCTCGACGGCATCTAACAGCCGACACAAGAAGTCCGGAATCCTCCGGATCAACCCCCAACAGAAAGCAGAATCAAATGGTCACTCGTTACGTCAACCAGGTCGGCGCGAGCCAGAGCATGGGCCAGCCCTTCGGCTCCTGCTACTCCGAGGCGATCCTCTGGGAGCGTCAGCGCAACTCCGCCTACGGCGAGTACGTGCTCTACCAGGTCCGCGACATCTCGCTGGCCAGCGGTCAGCAGTGGTGGCGCGCCAAGTTCGAGATCGGCATCGCGAACGCGGCCGGAACCGTGTACTCGACGTCGTCGACGTACAAGTACTGGGGTTCCTGGACTCCGTGGATCCAGCTCACGGGTGCCTGGTACCTCGGCAACTTCCGCCTCCGGACCCGGATCCCCGAGATCCTCCGGAACCAGGCGGGCGAGATCCACTCCTGCCAGTGGGGCAGCTGGACCATCGGTCTCAGCTTCGCCAACGACGGGGTCTGATCACCCGCAGCAAGAAGGAGGACCCCTGGCCGGTTGGCTGGGGGTCCTCCCTTGTGTGCGCTGAGCGCTACTGCTTGACCGGGAACTGCATGTCCAGGTCAACCACGGCCACACCCAGGTCGGTCTCGAGACGGCCGCGAAGGTGGTCGACCCGGCGGATACGGATGACCGTGGCCTCGTTGCCCTCGGGGTCGATGATCTCCATGCCGTGCTCGAGGTTCTCGGCCTTGACCTGACGGTAGGTTGCTCGTGCCATGATGCTCTCCTTGTGGTGAGTGGTGTGTTGGTACTTAGAAGTTTGCCTGAAGTTGAGCCGGAGCGCAAACTCAGAGGCTGTGAGAAGTCTGGCGCTCGACGTAGTCGAACTCGTCGTTCTTGCCGTGCGGGTAGTCCTCGATGAAGCGCTCGGCGCGTGCCTTGCTGCCAGTGTGGCCGATGACGAAGGCCTCGCCCTTGAAGTAACCGATGAGAATGTGCATAAGAAGATTATTGCTCAACTTCTGTGTTGGCGCAACTCCTCGTTCACAAGTGCTGCGATGATCTCGTTGCACTGCATCAGCAGCTTGACACGGGTAGGCTCGTCGATGCCCCGGAGGCGACCCTCTCGCTGCTCCGGGGACATCTTGAGGAGCTGGTTGAGCGTGACGCTCACAGCCAGGCACCCTTCGTCGGGCGCTTGCCGAAGGCGAAGGACTCGTCGTCCTGGCTACGCTCCAGCGCTGCGGTGAACGTGAGGCGGCGACCCTTGAGGCCCTCGAGGGAGTCGCTGTAGTCGACCGTGCGGAAGTACTCGCTCATCAGAGCCGAGGGGATGCTGACCCAGACGCGGAAGCCCTGGTCGTCCTTGACGACTGCCTTGTAGCTGACCCCGTAGTCACCCTCGACGAGCTTGGCGGAGGCGATCTCGCCGGTAACGACCACGCGGCCCTCAGGAGCAGCAACCGATGCCGCCTTGAGTGTGGCCCGCTTCTCCATCGACCGGCGAACCGCTGCGATCATGTTGGGGGTGAAGGGCTTGCTCGGGCCGACCCAGCGGAGGGTCTCAGCCATCGTGCGGAGGAACCCGTCACGCTCGAGCTTGACCGGCTGAGCCTGCTCGGCCCACTCGTCGTAGGAAGCGAACAGGTGCTGCGTGTCGTCCTCGATGGTGAGGCTCATGAGGAAGGCGTGGACCTCGGGGTCTGCTGCGAGAAGCGCCTGGCTGTTGGCCTCGGCTGCGTCGATCTTCTTCTGGTGCTCAGCAGCACGCTTGCGGTCGGCCTGTGCCTTGCGGACTGCCCGCTCGTGGCACCACTTCTTCGCAGCGGCCTCGTCGGGGAAGATGTCACCGATGCGAGCCTCGTACACGTTGCCGCACAGGTAGCAGATGCTGTCCATGCCGTTGAACGAGTAGTGGCCGGTTCCGCCGCAACGACGGCAACCCTTCGCGAAGATGTCGCCAGCCTGGATGTAGTAGAAGCCCTCGTGCTCGAGGGTGGTGATGTTTGCCATGAGAAGAGTTTAGCTGAGGATTTGGAAATCCGCAAACACTTCTTCAGCAAGTCACATCAGCGGGCTGAACCAGGACGCAGTCGTGCTTCGCCGGGTCGTAGTACTCCACACCTTCTGGCAGGACAGGGCCAGGCTCTGCGATCGACAGATAGTCGTTCGGGCAACCCTCGGTGCCCCAGCACCGGAAGCCCTCGGGGTAGACGAGCCAGGTCGTACCCTGAGCCCACTCAGGGAGTTCGGGCACGGGGTGGACGACGGGTGCCTGGGTAGGCTCAGGGGCGAGAGGGAGGGCTGCTGCGGGGGAGTGGGCCAGCACGAACCAGGCCGAGATGGCCAGAGCCGCGATAGTGCCGACGGTGACGAAAGCGATCTTCTTGCGCATGATGATTCCTTACTCGAGAAACTTGCCGTACTCAGGGTCCTGGAAGTTGCCGGTGCTCGGCCCTGCACCCTGCAGGAACACCAGCAGGAGCCACCAGAAGAACTGAACGATGTACCACAGGGCCACACCGAGAGCGCCGAGTCCCACGATCGCCAGGACCAGGGTGACCATGACACCGATCATGCCGGAGTGGAAGCGGTCAATCGCGCTGGGTGCCTCGTCGACCATGACGAGTTCATCGAACTTGCTCATATCTCTACCTCCTCGGGTTCCGGCCTGCGGATGATCTTCAACTGGGTGTTGATGTAGTGCAGGTCGTTACCCATTTTGGTCTGAACACCCAACCTGAGCAACTGTGAGTCTTCCTCAGGCGGGGCGAGGTTCATGATGAAGTCGCTCCAACCGTGGAGAGCCGTACTGCCCAGGATCATCTCCTGGATGCTCTCGCCCTTCTCGAAGACACGCTTGCGAGTGTGGTGGATGAACATAATGGCGCACCCTGTCGCCTTAGCGATGATCTTGAGGTCCTTGAGGATGGCGTACATGTCGGTGCTGCTGCTGACCTCGGCCTTGCCGATGGACATGGACAGGGTGTCCAGGATGACGATCTTCAGGCCGTATGCCTCGATGGTCTCGTAGAGCCGCTGCTTGTCGTTGGCGTCGCTGAGGTCGATAGGGTCGAACCGGGTCAGGAGGGGAAGCTCGACAGGCGGCTCCCAGACGAACCCGCTCCCGACCTGCTTGATGTGGCCATCCCAGTGATACTTGTGGCGAGCAGGCGAGTGGTTGATGCCTGCGTCGAGACGGGTGGAGAACAGGTACTCGCCGTCCTCGAGGGAGAAGAAGCCGACCGGCTGGGGCTTGTCTACCGAGATGCCGAGAGGCTTGCGGCCGGAGGCGATACCGAGAGCCAGCTCGATCGCGATGCGGGTCTTGCCGACCTTCGGGGGTGCTACGAGCAGGCCACACCCAGCCTCGGGGATGATGCCCTTGACGACCCAGGCCATCGGCTTGCGGATGATGGGTCCGAAGTCAGAGACCCGTGCCATCTCCCAGGCACCGACGCTGTCCTCAGAGACCTCGTCATCCTCGATGGGATTTGCTGCGGGCTTCGGCTTCTCTTCCTTCTTGGCAGGCTGAGCCGCGTAGGCACGCCCGATGTCTTCCTTGAGCTTGTCCGGGTCGTCCTTCCACTTGTTCCACTCGGTCGCCTTGATCAGCTTGAAGGTCAGCGCCTCGTCCAGACCCAGCTCTGCGGCCTGTCGGGCGAACTTCCACAGGAGCTTGCTGCGGTCGCCGTAGGGGTCTGCTGCTGCCAGCTCAGAGGCCAGGCCAGCCGGGAAGCCGAGACCCTGGGCCACCCTACGCAGTACCTGAGACCGGGTGTACACGGTGCCAGGGGACGCCAGGATGCGACCGTGGAAGGGCTTGCGCTTGTGGTGCCACGTCCCCGGGACCCGCAGGAGCTGGCCGATGTCGACCCCGCTCTTGTCGCCGCCGATCGCGTGGGCCAGCATCCCCATGAACCCGTCACGATGGTACTCGCTGGGCTGGAGCGGCTCGCGCAGGAGCCAGACGGCCTGCTTGTGGCCAGGCGAGGTCTCCCAGACGAACGACGGCCTGAGGGACATCAGGAGCTTGTCGTTGAACGACTCATCGCAGTCGATCCAGATGACCTTCTGGGCCGGATACTGCTTCGCTTTCCGGCTGTCGCTGCTGCTGACCGCAGGCGTCCAGTACCAGTCGCGCTCTTCCATGAGCACGGGGAGTGCAGGCTGCTTGGAGTCCAGCACCGGTCCTTCCCGGAAGTGCTCCTTGCCCTTAATCCCGATCGACGAGATGGAAGGCACCCAGACGCTCCCGCGAACGCCTGAGTGCCTCCACACCTTGTGGATCAGCCCGAGAGACTCTTTATCCACTCTACTACTTCCTGAGCTTGCGGGTCCCAGCTGACGAACGTCTTACCGCCAGCCTCCCTGAACTTCTTGAGGTTGTATTGCTGTGCCTTCTTCGGCTTCTCCTTCTCGGAGCGCTTAGCCTCGATCGCGAAGAAGTGACCGAAGGCTGAGCCTAGTACATCGGGGGTTCCCTTCTGCTGAAAGGAACCCCCGTGTGTACGCAGGCAGTAGACGCCCGGGATGGAGTTGAGGCGAGCCATCATCCTACGGACGATTTCGGCCTCCTCCATGCGTCAGCGACGCTTGATGGGGCGACGAGCCGGTGCTGCCTTGGCAGGTGCCTTCGCAGCGGGCTTCTTGGCCGGGGCCGACGCGCGACGACGGGGAGCGGGAGCTTCCTCCTCTTCCTCGTCCTCTTCGTCTTCCTCGTCCTCGTCGTCGAACTCGTCCTCTTCCTCGTCGAGCTCTTCGTCGTCGAGGTCGTCCTCATCCTCGTCGTCTTCGTCCTCGTCCTCGTCGCCCTCGAGGAGCTCCAGGAGTTCGGCCTTCTTGAGTCCCGTGGGGTCCTCGCCGAGGTCCTTGACGGCCTTGCGGAGCTGAGGCAGGGTGTAGGTCGAGTAGTCGACTTCCTCCTCGTCCTCCTCGTCCTCTTCCGGCTCGTCGTCGTAGTCCTCGTCGGCCTCCTCGTCACCCTCGTACTCGTCGTCCTCGTCGTCCTCCGGACCCGAAGCGTCGTCGCCGAGGATGCTCAGCTCGTAGATGCCGTTGATCTCCGAGCGGCCCTCGTACTGGCCGGTGGCGTCCACGACCTCAGCGGCGACGTGCTGGCCGATGGGACGGTCGGGGTCGATGTTGAGCGCCTTCTTCGGCACCGCGATGCCTGCTGCCACGAACAGGTCGCGGATCTTGAAGAGCTGGTTGGGCTGGAGCTTGCAGTAGTACGGGAACCGACGCGTCTTGTAGCGCGCGTCGACCGGCACGAGCGCGTACGTCAGCATGTCGGTGCCGTCGTTCGCCTCCTTGTCGTCGACCGCGACGATCTTGAACTCGTGGAGTCCCTCGGGCATGTGCTTGGTGTTCCAGCCGGAGCGCTCTTCGACCTTGGAGAAGTCGAGACGGATCTTCTTTGCCATGATGTGCTATCCTTCTTCTTGTGGGTTCTCGACTAGCGGGTCCAGCCGAGAAGCTGGTTCAAGCGACCGACGGTCGGCTGCTTGAGGAATGCGGGGTTACCCGAGTAGACCTTGCTGCGAGCACCGGAGACGATGCTGCTGCTGGGGCCGAGCCAGAGGCGGCGAACGGGCTTGTCGTTGACGTGGGCGATGTACAACCGGCCGATGACGTCAGACATCTGCAGGAGGCCGCTGGCAGCACCGGGGGAGAGGTCGACCGTGGTCATGACCCCCGTGTCCTCGTCGGTGTCCTCGGAGACCCACTCCTCGTTCGGGAGGATGAGCTTCTCCTGGGCCAGGATGATGGACTGCTTCGCCTTCTCGTTGCGGAGCTGGCGGACGATGGCCAGGAGAGCGCTGTTGGCTGTCCCGTACTGAGCCTGCGAAGCGCCTGCCCCGTGCGTCATGTCGAAGAGCATCGTGCTGTGCAGGGATGTGGCCGTGTCCAGGATGATCCGGTTGTGACTCCGGAGGAACGGACCGTTCATGAGCTTGTTGAGGTTCTTGGTGCTCATGTCTTCCTCGACCGTGATGCCGGTGAGGTCGAAGCCGATGAGACCCTGGTCTGCCGAGATGACAGCGGTCTTGCCCTTCGGGGCATCCTTGAGCGCGAAGGTGGTCTTACCAACCTTCGGCCTCGAGTAGATGGTGTAGACGGTCACTTCTTCTTGCCCTTCTTCTGATTCGGGTAGTAGTCCAGTGGGTCACGCGTGGTGACGTACCGGGTGCGCTGCTCGATCTCGCTGGTGCCGTGGATGAGGTCGGCAACCGTGAGGTCCTTGTAGTTGCACATGTACCCTGAGCAAGCGTGAAGGTTTCGCTCCACACAGTCGGGGTCGTCCCAGCGGTAGTTTAGCAGGCGCTTGGCGCTTGACACAAATGCCTTGTGCTGCCTACGGCGCTGGGCCACATCAAACGTCATCTTGTCGCGGCGGAACAAGTCCGTGTAATCCCGCTGCTTGAGCGCAATGAGGAAGTCTTTGACGTACTCGCGCTCCTCCTCATCCTCGATCGCCAGAAGCTCCTTGCCCCGGATGACGGTCATCATCTTGTTCTCGATGAGCCACTCCTTGAACACCGGGAGGGTCGTGCCCGTGGGCTTGAGCACCCTGCTGATCTTGCCCTTGAGGGTGAGGCTGGGAACGCTGATGCTGCTGGTCTTGCAGTAGTCGTAGATGAAGCCCTTCGGCTGAGGCAGAGGCTTGCCCTTGTATCGAAGTGCCTTGTAGGTCGGTGCCGTCTCGCATGCCCAGAGGTACGAGTAGTGCTGGAAGGCCAGCTCCCGATACCGCCAGTCCGGAATCTGAGCGTGAGTCTTGTGGTCGACGAGCCAGACATCCCCGTTCTCGTCGATGACGATGAGGTCGATCCGGCCACGGTACAGGACCTTGCCGCCGAACATGGGCCTCTCGACGGTGATCTCCGCCGCGATGGGCGTCAGGTTGTCCTTGGCGTACACGTGCTCGTAGCTGAGGGCGATGCGGTAGCACTCCTGCTCCAGGGTGCCGACCTCCTCCTCGAACTGAGTCTGCTCTGCCTTGGCGACGATCTCCTTGTGCTTGACGCGCCAGTCGCGACCGTTCGCGCGCTCCTCGAGCAGGCTGTGCACCCAGGTCCCACGGGTGAGAGGCTTCTTCTCGAGCCGGGGCCGCAGGCCGAGGACGATCGAGTAGTAGACCTCCCGAGGGCACTCGACGAACCCGCTGACCATCGACTGCGTGATGACGAGCTTGCCGTCGTCGGTCGTGGGCCACTTGCCGCGCTGACGCAGCGGGCTGTCGGGCTTGAGACCCGTGCTCGGCAGGCGTGTGGCCTTGCCCTTAGAACTCGGCAAGCGGCTCACCTCCCCAGCACCGCGAGATCGTGACGTCTGCCTTGAGGAAGAACTTGCGCTTGAGACCATCGTCTGCTGCCTCCAATGTTTCCTTGACGATACGCCCGACCTTCCGAGCGTACTTGTATGGTGCGGTCAGGCACACGGAGTCGTGCACCGTAGTGATGAGCTGAGCGTCGTAGAGCGACATCCTGGGATCGCGAGCGAGCTTGGCAAGGGAGATAAGCATGAAGTCAGAGCCTGTGCTCTGCACGGGGCTGTTGATGGCCTGCCGGAAGGCGTTCTCCTGGACCCAGTAGTCGCCGTCGTACACCTTCGGCAAGTGCCGGAACCGGCCGAACTCGTTGTGCACTCCGCCGTACTCGATGGCCTCTCGGCGCTGTCTCCGGTACCAGTCCTCCAGCGAGCTAAAGGTCTCGAAGAACTCAGCGCGGAACTTGCCTGCGTCCTTGGGATTGATGGTGACCCCGTAGTTCTCGAAGACGTAGTCCGCGAAGTGCTTCTCCCGCATGCCGTAGATGAAGCCGAAGTTGACACCCTTCGCCAGCGACCGGTGCTCCTTGGTCATCTCCTTGCCCTGCACGAGCTTCATCGCCATGAAGGTGTGGATGTCTTCATCCCGCTCGAACAGGTCCAGCATGGTCCGGTCACCGGCCATCACTGCGGCCACACGAAGCTCCAGCTGACCGAAGTCTACCTCGATCCAGGCACGGCCGCGCTCACCGAACAGGTTCCGGGTCGACTTGTCGCGGGGGATCTGCTGCGAGTTGAGGCCGGGGTCCTCGTCGCTGGGGCTGCTGCTAGAGAGCCTGCCAGTGACCGTGCCTGTGAGCTTGAAGCTGGTGCCGATCCTGCCGTCCCTGGTGCGCTCCTCGATCGGGACCAGGAAGCCGGTCAGCTGCTTGTACAAGGTCGAGCGCTTGATCAGCAGGCGAGCCGCAGGGTGGTCGATCTTGCCGAGGTTCTCAGCGCTCAGGCTGGGCACCCCATCGGGCCACGTCTTGGAGGGCTTGCCGACCGCAGGGCACTTAGCACCCTGATGTACGTACAGCCACCACTTCGTCCAGTTAGTGTTCCCCCAGTTGACCTTCGACTTCTTCAGGAAGTCAGGCCAGCGCTCCTTGTCGGGGACGCTCTTGTCGAGCTGAGCCTCGATGGCTGCGATCTCATCCATGACCCGCTGCTTGGTCTTCTTGACGAGGGGCATCCGCACGGGCATGCGGTTCGCCTCCATCATCTGCAGAGGCTTGACCGCAGGGAGCATGATCTGCTGCATCACGAACACGGGGTTCTCCCCCGGCCGAAGGTTCTTGCGCAGGTACTTCTTCTGCCACTTGAGGAGCTCACGGCCGACGTGGACATCCTTGCCGACGTACTTGCTGACCTCGAGCTTGTTCGCGTTCCAGGTCTTCCGGGGAATCTTCACCCGGTCCTCCCAGTGCTTGCCGAACATGGCACCGAACTGAGTGACGTCGATCTCCTCCTTGCCGTAGCCGAGGAGGCGCTTGCCCAGGTCGTCCAGGCCGATGGTGCGGTTCTCGTCCAGCAGGTAGGCCATGAACATCGTGTCCCACACGACGCGGACCCGTGCCCCGTAGCTCTCCAGCCAGCGCTGATCGAACGGGGAGTTATGCGCAGCACCACGCAGGAGGCGGAGCTTCTTGATCTCTCCTGGAGCGGAGGGCCACCAGACCATCACGTCATCACGGTCGAGGGGTGCGAAAGCCACACAGAGCATCTGGCCGTGCCCGACGGTGAGGGCCGTGGTCTCGATGTCGAAGTAGATAATGGCTTTGGACTGTGCGAGGTACTCCTGGACCTCGGTCCAGTCGTCGCTGATCATCAGTTGCAAGTGGGACTCCTGCAGGGTGAGTGTGGAACTAAGTTGTGGAACTAGCGTGGATGACCAGGAATCGAACCTGGAGCAAGCTTCCAACACACCGTTGCTTGCTTCCGGCCTGGTGTGGCCTCATCCAACCCTCGATGGATCCCTCGAGGATGGGGAACCCCCGGCCACCGTCTCGGGTGAGGCGACCGGGGGTTCGTCTGGGTCAGCGCGTGGGACGCTTGCGGGCGGATGCGGCCGGAGCCTTCGCCGCAGCGGGCTTGCGTGCTGCCGTCTTGGCGGGAGCGGCCTTCGCCGCCGGAGCCTTCTTGGCCGGAGCGGCCTTGGCGACGGGCTTCGGCTCCTCGCCTGCGGGCTTCTCGATCTCCCAGCCGGTCGGGAGCTCGTCGACGTTGGCGATGGCCCGGTCGACCAGACCCTCGAAGTCGTCGCCCTCGATGGCCTCGACGAACGCCTGCCACGCGATGGCTCGCATCGCCTTGTAGCGGTTCTTCTGGATGTCGATGCCGGTCGCGTCGATGACCTTGACGATGCCCTCGTTGACGATCTGCTTGAGCGTCGGCTCGGTGGACTCGGTCTCGACGACCTCGTCCTCGAGGACGGCTGCCTTGGTGCTCTTCGTGGTGGCCATGATGTTCTCCTTGGTAGTGGCCGGATGGTGGAAGCGAGACTGGCTCAGGGTTGGTGACCGGTTGGTTACGGAGCGGTTGAGAGCGCTGCTTGCTGGTAGGTACTACTTTGCCTGATCGTTTCGCGTAGCGCAAGTCCTGGGTGAAAATTTCCTGAAAATTTTCTCGATCCTTACTGCCGGTAGGGGCGGTGGGGCTGCTGCTTGATGCGCTTGACCACGGTGTTGAGGTGGTCGTGGTTCACCATGAGCGTCTGCCATACGTCCTCGTCGACGGTCCCCTTGCCGCACAGGAACCACACGGTCGGGCTGGCAGGCGACAGCTTGATGCGGTCACTGGCCTGCTTGAACGTGATGTAGTTGAAGTCGGACGAGTACCAGATGAGGTCGTTGGCCACACTGATGTCCACGGCCATTGCAACGGTCCTGGGCTGGACGAGGAGGACCTTGCAGTCCGGGTCGTACTGAAAGTCCTGGATGACCCTGTCTCGATCCTGCACGGACCCTGTGATGAGCCGGTGGCCGATGCCCCTGCGGGTCAGCCAGCGCTTCACGAGCTTGATCTCCCACGTGTGCGTCGCGGCGATGATGACCTTGCCGTGGCACCGACCCAGAACCGTCCCCAGGGCTGCGAGGCGCTTGCGTGCTGCTGCGGGTATGGTGTGGCTGTGCCCCTCGTCGTCCTTGACCCAGCCAGCGACCAGGGTACGCATACGCAGGAGCCGGGTGAGCGGGTTCAGGGCCGCGACTGTGTAGTCGTCGACCTCGAGCACGCCTTCCTTGAGAAGCTCCTTGAGCTGCGTGCGGACCTCCTCAGGCACCGGGTAGCGTACCTTGCGGATCGGCACAGGGTCTCCCGGCCCGACCATCGTAATGACGTTCGGCTGGAGGTAGGCGTTCAGCTCGGCCTGCCTGATCGGACGGATCAGCTCGGGGAAGCCCTTGACCGTGGTCCACTCGCCGAAGTGCTCCCGGAAGTCCCGCGCTCCAGGCCAGTGTGCCCGGATGCCAGGGTCGAGGAACGTCCACTGACCGTACACAGCATCGATCTGCGAGGGATTCGTGACAGGCGTCCCGGTCATCAGGAGCCGGTAGTGCCAGTCTGCTGCCAGCGGCCGGATGTTCTTGCCGATGACACCGTTCGGCGTCTTGATGATGTGGCTCTCATCCAGAAGCATCATGCCCTGCCCCTTGCAGAACTGAGACATCTGCTTGAGGAAGGGCTTGAGCTTGGCGAAGGGTCGCTTGGTGAACTGATCGTAGTTCACGAAGAGGATGGCGGTGCTGCGGAACATGCCGGTGACAGGGTACTTGGCACCGTCGGTCAGGGAGTGATAGCTGTACGGGATGTCGAGCCACTTCGCAGCTTCGGTTCTCCACGTGGACTCCGCGATCTTCGGCCCTACCACCACGGCCACACGAGGACGGACGTGCTGGATCCACTTCAGAGCGACTGCTGTCTTCCCTGAACGCGGCTCAGCCCAGAGGGCCGCGAAGTGTCTACCGGGTTCGGTAAGACGCTCCAGTGCGACCCTCTGGGACTCCCTGAGCTGAAGGCTCACTAGCTGTAGACCTTCCCGTAGTCGATGCCAGTGACGGGCAGGCGTGCGCCCAGGAGCCAGTCGGTTGCCTCCGCGACGCCTGCGTAGGTGGCGATCTCCGGCTTCAGGTAGGCCAGGGTCACGTGAGGCTTGTACTCGGTGAAGCTGTCGACGTGAGGCAGGACGCTGAGTGCTGCGTTCATCTCGAGCAGGTCGTCTCCACCCAGGCGAGCCACCAGGCACCCATACGGGAGGTCCTCGTAGGGCGAGTGGAAGACCTCGATGTCGACGACCTCGGCGGTCACGGCACGAGGCCACCCGATCAGCTGGTTGACAGCCTCCTTGATCTCGTGAGCCGGGATGAGGAGACCGTACTTGGCGGTGACGTGTGCCTTGGTCTCGCCGACCGGCCCTCGCACCCAGTCTCGGTAGTCGCCCTCCGGAGCGTACACGTAGTCGCTCTCGATGATGGCCACACCAGACGCGTTGCCGTGCCCCAGGATGCGCCGGACGTCCAGCGGGTCGAAGGTGAGCCCTACGTAGCCGAGGGTCTTGACGTCGACACCTAGGTGGAACATGAGCTCCTCCCGGCCTACGAACTGATTCTTGTTCATCTCTTGAATGCCTCTCTGAATCCGATGGCGATGTTCTCTGCTGCTTCAGACAGGGCACGGGCCATCTCCCCGTATGCCCTGCCGATGTTGCGGGCTGTCTGTGCTGTGGCCTCTGCTGCGGCCTCCTGCTGTCGCAGGCGCTCCTCCTTGGCCTGCTGGTCCAGCATCTCAGCGTAGGCCAGCGGGGTCATCCCGTAGATACGGGCTTCGGCCTCCAAGGCACGCTTGCGGATCAGCATCTTGATCTTGAAGTCGACCTCCCGGAACTCCTTGTCGATGTCCATGGTGGCCATCAGTACTCCTTCAGGGTAGCGACCATGCGGAACATGATCTTGTTCTGTGACAGGTCTTCCGACCGCTGCTCCTCGAAGGTCCAGTAGTACCCAGGAGGAGGGTCGGGGAGCAGGCGCTGGAGCCGTGCCATCTCGGCGTTCAGCTTCTCGACCAGACCCTGGATGATACCGTTCGCCGGGCTGAAGGTCAGGTCCACCGGGTCCAACTCGAGAGTGTGGCCCTTCAGCTCCAGCTTGTCAACCGGGATCTCCCAGAAGCGCCTGCTCCCCAGGCTCATCAGGCGACCTGCTCTTCGGCGTCGGGCTTCCAGCCCTGCTGCTCAAGCACGCGGGCGAGGTTCGGCTTGTAGTAGTTCGGTCCCTTCTTCACCCGGCCAGGGAAGACCCCGTCAGGGTCGTTCGGGCCAGCGATGATAGGCTTGCCGTCCTCACCGAGCTTGGACATGTTGCTGCCCTGGACCTCGTCGTAGCCAGGCTCGGCGTCCATGCCCGAGCGGTTGAGACCCCCGTAGGTCACGTACAGGATGTCGATGAAGGCGTCGTAGACCTCCACCGTGTCCTGCTCGCCGACCTGCTCCAGCGAGGCGAAGGTGCCCTCCTCGGTGTAGGTGGCCTTGAAGCCGAACGCGGTCACGAGCTCATTGAACTCCTCCCGGATCAGCTCCAGGACCACGGGCACGTCCTTGGTCGGGATGGCCTGCGGGCTGGCAGGCGTCTGGATGCCGAAGGCCGTGTGGAAGTCCCGGTTCTGGCGCTGTGCCTTGTGACCCCAGTCCGGGAGGCTGAGCAGGTGCTGGAGCTTGGCGAGCAGGTAGTCGCGCGACTCAGTGTGGCCGATCGTGCTGTACTCGGCGGCGAACTCCGGCTCGGTGAACCGGGCGAACTTGCCCTGCTCGTACTTGACGATGTAGTCGCTCGGCACTGCGGTCTGGCTCCGGCCGTTCACGTCGGTGAACATGACCCATGCCCCGTCGGAGGCGCTGTTGATGACGCGACCGCCACACCACTTCGCGACCTCCTTGGCGGCATCGAGGGTGAAGCGGATGGCTTCGACGGTCGGGTTGTTGTGCTGGTAGGTGGTCACTGGGGGTTTCCCTTTCTCTCGCGGCGGACGAGCCGCTGCTCTTTCTCGAAGTTGTCAGTCATGCGGTCGACCTCGTCCCAGTTGACAAGCCGGGGGTCTTTGGGGTCCTCGCTCGAGAACGGGCTGAGGACGATGGTGAGCGCTTCGGCGAAGCCACGGGCCTCGGCCAAGATGTTCTTCTTCTTGACCGGGTCCTCTTCCTCCTCGGCGATCACGGAGAGCTCATTGTACGAGTTGTACAGCTTCCGCAGCATGTGAGCGCCGACCACGTCTCCGGCCTTGAGCACGCTGTTGAAGCGGACTCGCTTGTCAGGGATGTGCTGGAAGGCGCTGGTCGTGAGGTAGCGCGCGATGCTCTCGCTGTCTTCGTGCCCTGCATCGAGTGCTGCCTCGATAGCGTCGGCGATGACATCGATGGTGGTGACGCCAGGCCGCAGGCTCTCGCGGTCATCCACGACGGCGAAGATGATGCCCTGGCCGGTGAACGTCGTGGCGTCTGGTGTGGCGTGAGCCCTGGTCTTCTTGGCCATCGGCTGTTCCTTTCCGAACTTCTGGATGATGAGACCCTGGTCCCGGTAGCGCCTGAGCTCCCGTGCTGCTTCTTCACGTTCTGCTGCGGGGAGCTTGGTGTTGACGGAACGGGAGTGCAGCACCCCGACCTTGAAGTAGTGATCGAAGGCGGGGTGCTGCCGAACCGTGTCAGCCGATCTTGCTGTCGGCATAGCGCAACAGCTCGAGGAGGCTGGGGCCGTCGTGGACGAGGGTCTCGTACTGGCTGCCCCACGGGAATCCCGGAGCGTCGAACACACGGAGCTGACGGTCGAAGCTGCCGTCGGGATTGTGCGTGACCTCGAACGCGGTCACCGACTTCCAGAGCGAGTAGTCCCACGACTTGTTGAGGCCCGCCAGGATGTCCAGGAAGTGATAGTACGCCTGGTTCACCTTCGACGAGTGCTGCTCGGTGTAGTTCTCGCCCTCCGCCTCGGGGACGAGGTTGGGCTGGTGCACCGACAGGACCAGGTGCGTCTCGGGCATCGCGAACACGGTGCGGACGCGTGCGTCGTTCCACTCCTTGTCCGGCATGGCCAGCCGGTACATCATGTGGGTCATCCAGTCGATGCGGTCGAAGGTCTGCACGACCTCCGGCTCGCCTGCCAGGTCAGCGAGGACTGCTGCGTAGTTCTCCTTGGTGGCGTTGTAGATCGGGCTGTGATTGTGCGACAGCTCGGTGGAGAGGGTGGTCTTGCCGACTTCGTCAGGACCTTCGAATGCGATGAGCATGGGGCTTACTCCTTAGATGAGGACGTCGAGGAGGACGTCGATGGGTTCAGAATTGGTGTCCCTGTACCACTTCGGCCAGTTTACACCAATCCTCATGATTCCGCCAAGCTTGTTCTTGACGGAGGCTTTGAGGTACGGGTACATCTTCGGGTACGCGTAGGCTGCGTTCTCCAGGTCCGGAGTCCGGGCGACTTCGTCCTGCGGGTCGAGCGGGATGGTGGTCTCGATGGTGCCGTTCTGGTCGTAGGCCACACCAGGAAGCGTGAACCAGTCCCAGCCGCGATCCATGGTGTCGAGGCACATGCTGAGGTCCTCGCCGTGGTTCCGGTAGTCCTTGTGGCAGGTCCGCCACTGGAAGCGCTTGACATCGATGAACAGCACGCAGGCCGGGAAGCTGCCCTTGTTGATGGTGGCACCGATGGCAGGGTTCACGTCGCCGCTGAAGAGCGCGTTCCGTGCTGCCCCGTAGGCTACGGTCGGGCTGTGCTTGAAGACCCTGCTGGCGAGCAGGCAGGCGACTGCCAGGCTGCGCACCAGGAGCATCGGCTCAGGGATGCCTGAGACCCGAGCGCTGTACCGACGCGTGTGGTCGGTCTTGCCAGGCCGTGCGATGCGCTCCAGGAGGCTGACGTGCCAGACATCGTCGTCGAGCATCACGATGCGCTCGTAGTGGCGACGCTCAGCATCCCGCAGGCAGACAGCTCGGGCCGGACCGATCCCGTAGGGTGCCTGCTGGCGGACGATGGTCGCCCACGGGTACTCCTGCTTGTAGGTCTCGAACTCAGTGTCTCGCACCACGATGTGGACGCGTCGCTTGACCGAGACCGAAGCACCCTTCAGCATCTCGAGGAGTGGTGCCTTGCCTGCCCGCTGATAGCTCGGGACGTAGATCGGGTACAGCCACGAGGCCTTCGCCGACTTGAGGTATGTGATGTGCTTATTCATGGTGTGGTGTGGCCTCCCAGCCGTCCCATTCGAATTCTCCTGGGTACTTGTCGACGGCCGAGTAGTGGCCGTACCTGCTCTCGATGTTGCTGATAGGGTCGAGGGCCTCAGTCAAGTTCTGAGGCATCCGAAGCGGCTGCTGGATGGTGAAGCATCGAGCGCCATTCTCCAAGGCCACACGCTGGTCGTGGAGGGGTCCGCCGTTAAGATGGACGTGCTGAGCCACGGTGACCTCCTAGGTCTGAAGATGGGGGTCGGTGCTGGGGAAGTACACCGACCCCCGGCCTGTTACTTCGGCTTGCGCTCGAGGGAGCGGAGGGTCCAGTCGACGCCTGCCCGGAACGCGGTAGCCGACCCAGTGAAGGGTCCGCCGTACAGCGTCTCGGAGACGGCCAGGGAGTCGTCCTGGATCGTCTTCCTGCGGATGCCCGACGCCTGGGGCAGAATGCCCCGAACCGAGCGCCAGATGCCGACCAGGATCGCGAAGAGGATGATGAGGGCACCGGCCAGGCAGAGAAGCCAGAGTCCCCAGCTGATGATGGCCCAGAGCCACTCCCAGGGGTCGTTCGCCTCCAGCGGGTTCACGACTGCTGCTCCTGTGCCTTCTCACGGGCGATGGTCTGGTCCATCCACTGACGACGGGCCAGGCGCTCGAGCTTGTCGTCGACCTCGTGAGCGGCCTTCTCGAGCAGCTCGTGGTGACGAGGGTAGACGTGCAGGTTGCCGACCTGGAACGTGATGTCGCCGCGCTCCAGCTCAGGGTAGATGGTCTCGAGCGAACCCAGGAGCCAGTTCATGAGGTAGTCCCACATGCTGTAGTCGGCCCGGTAGCCCCAGACAGCATCCATCGAACGCATCTGGGCCACGATGTGCAGGCGGTCCTGGTGGTCGATGTAGACGTTCAGCGCGTTCGTGCAGATGAAGTCGTTGCGACCGTTCTTGTGGGCCAGCGTGTGGATGTCCCGGTCGCTGATGATGGCGACCGCGTGACGCGTGTGCTTGCCCTCCTGGATGAAGGCGTTCACGATCCGGTCGGCGAGCGTGGGCTGCTGGGGAAGCTCCTCGCCCCGGCCGAACAGGATGTGGCCGTACGCCGAGTTGACCGCACCGTCCCAGCCTGCGCAAGCCTGGAACGCCTGCGGGACGGGTCCTTCCATGTCAGCCAGCAGGTTCGATCCGGAGGCGAACCAGTCCAGCTCGCGGCGGACCCAGTCCTCGTTGACCTTGCCGATCATCGAGTCGTTGGTGGCGATCCAGCTCGCCGAGTACAGAACCCGGTTGCCGGTACGGGGGTCGATGGGAGCGCTGGCCAGGGCCAGCACCATGTCATCTGAGGTGAAACGCAGCATGTGTCCTCCTTGGACGATTGTCGGGCCGGGGCTGGCCCTAGGTGTAAGTTTAGCGCATAGATTCTTCTTGAGCAACCACGAGGGGAGGCCTACCCGCGCTAGGCAGGCCTCCCAGGGCCTCAGGCCTCCTCAATCTCCCAGTAGGAGTCCTCCGTCAGGGTGTCGCCGTAGGCAGGCTCGATGTAGAGGCCGGTGTAGCACCCCTGCTCCGGGTCCCAGGGGAAGCGGCGACCCTCGACCTCGACCCACTCGGGGGTCTCGAAGGGCTCCATCCCGGGGCCAAAGGGGACCATCGGGCCGAAGGTGGGCTTGGACTGCGGTGTGTGCGTCATAGTTAGATTATAGCACATCCTCTAGATTGGCGCAAGCCCTAGGGGCAGGAATCCCGTAGGACCCCTGCCCCGTGCGGCCTACTTGCGGAAGATGTCCCGCCGACCGTTGTGCGAGGCCCAGATGAGGAAGCCATCGACCTCGTCGGCGGGCCGCTGGGTGTAGAGGCCCAGCTCGCTGATCGAGCACTCCTCCATGATCAGCTGCTGTGCCTGGCGGAGCAGGACGACCGCGTTCGTCTCGTCTGCACCCTCCTGAACCATGAGCTGCGAGACCAGGGCCTCGGTGATGCTGATGCTGTCCATCTTGTTACCTCCTGTGGTGTGTTGGTACTTAGATTTTAGCACGTCCTCGAGGTTTCCGCAAACCCTATTCCTGGGCAACATCCAGGTTGCTGGTGAGGCCGTCGATGTCGAGGTCGTCCAGCTGCTGTGCTGCGTCGTCGAGCTGGCTCGCGGCCTCTTCTGCCTTGTAGCCCCGGTCCGACTGCTGGAGGCCCTCGGGCATGTTGTCGTAGTACTCCTGCTCCTCGTCCCGGATGCGCTCGATCTCTTCCTTGATCTCGTTGCGCAGTGCGTCCAGGTCGGCCAGCTTGTTGATGACTTCCTGGATTTCCTTGCGTCGCTGGTTGTTCATGGTGTCCTCCTGTGTGGTGTGGCCGTGCTGATGGGGTGGAGGGGGAGACCCGCAGGCCTCCCCCGTGTGCTCTAGACCTCTTCGCCGCAGCTCGGGCAGTAGACGTCGTCGTCGATCTCCGCACCGCAGGCGGGGCAGTTGTCGGGGCTTGCGTCGCTGATGGTGACCTCGTCGCCCATCGTCTCGAAGCTACCGAAGCCAGCACCGTAGCGCTGTCCGTTGGCGATGACCACCTTCGCGTCTTCGCCGAACTCCTCGATGGCCTGCTGGATGTCGGCCAGCAGCGAGGCCAGCGTGACCTCGGTGTGGATCTGGTCCGGCGCGTAGCCTTGGTTGTCGTTGACTCCGATGAGAACCGTCTTAGCCATGATACCCTCCTCAGGGTGTTGTGTGTTGGTAAGTTAGATTTTAGCACGGATCGAGGTTTGGCGCAAACCCTAACTCGACCCGTGCTGCGGATTACTCGAAGCCCATTGCCAGGAACGACCACTGGTCGCGGCTGAGGCTGGTGGTGCCATCCGCGTTGATGCCCCGGAAGTAGTACCCAGTGAACTGATCGAACTCCTCCTGAGTCCACCCGTTGTCGTCCATGAGGTACTTGCGGAGCTCCTCGAGGGTGGGAGCCTGTTCGTTGAGCGGTGTGTTGTTCGACATAACTAGATTTTACCCTATCCTCGAGGTTTCCGCAAGCCTTAGTCGTCGTTGATCATGCCGACGAAGTTCTCACGCAGCATAGCGTCGAACAGCTCGCGGGCTTCCAGGGGGATGCTGTCCAGTGCAGCCATCCGGTTGAGCAGGTTTTCGAAGGTGTCCTTTTCCATACCTAGATTATTGCTGATGCGCTCGATTTCCGCAAGCTGTGCTCGAAAATACTTCGCGACATGGCGGTCCCAGTACCGATCCCAGGCCAGCCGGTCGCCGTCCATAGGTGTGGCCCGGCCGAAGGTCCAGAGGGAGCTGGCCTGTGCTGCGGTCAGCTCCCTCCAGACCTCGTTCACGCCGAGCCTGTCAGGCGCTTGGCACACTTCCGGCAGACGATCTCGGTGATCGGCTTGCTCTGGTACGCGCGGCTCCAGTAGCTGACGTCCAGGCCACATACCGTGTGAAGCCCGTCGTCGGCCAGAGCGTGCTGGAGGGTGGGACGGCCCTTGCCCGTGCGGGCGATGATGAAGGTGAGCATCTCAGGCCTCGATCCCGCGACCCTGGGTCATCGACCGCTCGCCCGTGTTGGCCTCCCGGCCTGCCCGGTATCCGTGGCCTGCTGCGGCGTCCTGGCCGGTCGCGTTGCGGCTCCGGCCCTTGCGGGTCGCGATGCCGTCCATGTGCTCGTCAACCTTCGCCTTCCGGCTGACCAGGACGAGCTCAGTGCCCGTGCTCGACTCCTGCACAGCCTGGCGACGGCCCTCGGCGATACGCGAGCCAGCGCCCGACCCGAAGCCGTGCACGAAGGAGCGACGCTTCTTCTCCTGGTCGTAGTTCGACAGGTAGCTGAGGCCCTCCTTGTGCTCCTTCCACCAGTTCCGCACGGCGACCATCGCCTGGAGCTGGAGGCTACGGATGAGGATCTCGGCCTGCTCCACGTCCGACTCGAAGCCGACGAGGTAGAAGCTGAAGACCTTGCCCTTACCTCCGGTGTACTGCATGGCGCGGAGGGTGCCGAGGCCCCAGACGACGCTGGAGCAGAGGTTGAGCATCTCGCCCCGGTAGGCACCGGTGAAGTCGAGGCGCTTCTCGACGATCTTCTCGCCTGCCTTGCCCTCCTTGGCGCGACGCTCGTCGATGACCGCCTGGTCGATCGAGTACTTGATCATGAGCTTCGACGCGGCCTCGAGGAGCGCCTGTGCTTCCTCGGGGGTCGTGCTCTCCGCCTTCGCGAGAAGCTGGGCGATGAGGTCGATCTTCTTTTCGGACATGTTAGCCTCCTCAGGCTCTGGTGTGTTGGTAAGTTCAAGTTTAGCACGGGGTTGAGGTTGAGCGCAAACCCAAACTCAACCCCACGCTAAACCCTACTGCCCGTTCTTCTCGATGTAGTCGAACACCGACTGGAGGTCAGGCTCGACCGCGACCGTGTAGTCGCTGATGAGGTCCCACTCGTTGCCGCGGACCAGCATGACCCAGTCGCCGTTCTCGGTGATGAGCCAGGCGACGTCCAGGTTGAACACCTGCTCGAGCATCTCGCGCTCGTTCTTGACGGGCACCCGCTCCTCGCTGTCCCAGACGGCGACGACGGGCTGGCCCGCAGCACGGAGAGCGCGGTAGACCTTGCGGGTCAGCTTGGCCTCGACGGGCGATGCCGCGATGGCGTCGTCGATGAACTTCTTGAAGTCGAAGGTGGTGTCGGTCATGATTGCCTCCTCAGGCTGGGTTGTGTCGGTAAGTTGATTATTGCTCACTTCGAGCGCTTCCGCAAACCCTGCTTCGACTTTTCCTTCTGTGCCCGTGCTGCCGTACCGTCTGTAGACCGCGCGGCCTCCAGGTGCTCAATGAGGTCCTCGTAGGCCATCTCCTCATGGTCGGCCAGGGCAGACTCCAGCTCGCTGAGGGCGACCGTCGCGATGGCGTGCTGCCTTGCACTCGAGTCGTTACGGTCGGGCTTGAGTCCTCGCAGCGCCCAGTACTCAGCCTGCTGGAGCGCCTTCAAGGCCACACCTATTGCTGAGTGACGCTCGGGCGGGACTGAGCCCTCAGCGACGACCACGCGGGCAATCTCGATGATCATGTCGATGGCAATACGCCTGTCGGCATTCACGACTGCCGGATCACAGTCGCCGTGTGCTGGATCGTCGCACCACCCTCGCGGGACTGATAGACGTACCACGAAGCCAGGTCCCTACCCGCCTCGTTCGCGTACCTGATTCCCGCTTCCGCGGCGTCCTCGCAGTGTGAGCAGTCGGGGTGCTTCTGCTTGACGGTCCAGCTTTCGGCCATGCTGTTCTCCTGTAGTTGTGAGCGGTCCCCCGAATGGGCCGCAGGCACCATCTTAGCGCGTCGTGTGGCCCCAGCACAAGTAGACTTTCCCCACACACGCAGCACCCGCCTATCTTTTAAAGATAATTACGCGAGCGCGCGCTATATGAAGGATAAACACACCTCTACAACCCGAGCGGCTCCGAAGGAGCTAAGCGAGGGTGGAGAGCCGAGAGCAAGCAAACGCAGCATCGCCCCGCAGGCCGACTAACACGCTCGGCTGCTCTCCCGCACCGTACCCTCGCTCACGCCTCCGGCGCGCTCGGGCACGATGACGCAGTCCGGCGGACCGTCTAGGTTGCCCGCGTGTCTCGCCGCTTGGCAGGAGGTAGTGTCGGGCTTGCTCATGCGGGAGATGTGCGGTAGGCTTGGTGCATGCCCCGCAATGCGCACTTGACAAGCCTCGAGACCAGGATCGTGGGCGTCCCTTCGGCCGGACGCTCGGGGGTCGTTCCTGGTCTCGAGCTGGGGAACGGCTCTGGCGTGAGTGTGGGGCTTGCGCCAGAGCCGGATTTCAGGCAAGGTTGTTCACAAGGGCACAACGCTCTAGTTCCACAACTCAAGGAGAACAAGATGTCAGGTCAGGTACTCGAGGCTCCGGTCTCTGCCAGGTTCCACGCGAGCGGTCAGCAGGACCGTCGGACGGCTCGACAGGACGGTGTCGTCTGTGTCAACCGGCTCAGGGTCCGCGCTACGGTGCAGAACATCGACGGTCAGTGGGCTGAGGTGAAGCTGTCGGTCAAGATCGGCGAGGGCTGGTTCCCGCTCGAGGGTGGCAAGCTGAGGGTCGCCCGTCGGCGCTCGGGGCAGAGGGAGGCTCAGGAGCTGTACGTGGTGTCGGCTCTCCGCCGCAGTCTCTCGGCTCATGGTGTGGCCGTGCTCTCGCTGGATGGCTCGGAGCAGCGGGTCGGGGACGGTGTGACTGACTATCGCTACTGGGCGAGCATGGGGTCGCGGCTGACGTATGCGCTGGAGGTCTCGGAGGCCGGTGTCGTCTCGGTGGTGAACCTGCCCTGAGTCGGAGTCCTACGGCCAGTAGGCTGTAGCGGATTGGCCCGTATCTCATTTGCCTGAGGTACGGGTCATACGCTATGCTTGTCCCATGCCCAGCCAGACAAGCCAGCCGCGTGGAACCGGTGATCGGCGCTGTCAGGCACTTACCACGAGCGGGTCCCGGTGCCGTCGCGCAGCAGTCGCCGGT